GCTTTCATCTGGAACACCACCGTTTTCAGGCAGTGCATCGTAGTCCATACCACTACCAACGTACTCCATTGTGTGACCGCTAGAAGCGATCTGAGAACGAAGGAAGAACGACACAGCAGCGTCATCATCTATAGCACCATTAAGTCCAAGGTTAGTGCTACGGTCGTCAGGATCAGGACGGCTAATAGTAACCCTATGTCCGCCAGTAATGACTTCTGATTCTAAAATAGGGTAAGTAACACTGTTGACAGTTACCAGCATGTTACTAGCCGGTTTAGTGTCATCACCAAACCAATCAGTGCCTTCAGTTACACCATCAATGTCAAACGTTGTATCTCCATCAGCAGCAGCACCATTGACTGTTGCAGTGAAGATAGCAGCAGTAGACTTACCGTCAGCAACCAATGCCTTTTCACCAAAGTCAGTAGTAGACGCAGCCAGGTTGGCTTGACCACCATTCAATGCTTTGATGTGATACTTGTTAAAGAAGGCGTAGCTAGACGTACACTGTGCGTAACCGTTGTTAGTAACAAGGATACCAGGTCCGTTAAGACCAACGTGGGTGTAGCTGTCTGCAACCATCGACCGCAAAGGACTTGTGGTCTTAGGCACAGAGCCGTCAATCAACATACCGCCACCGGTAGGAGCGTTGGTGAGGTCACCAGCTTGTCCGCCGCGTGGACGGTGAGACAGCAGATCGCTGTTGTCAATCTGGCTGTCAGAAAAGTTTGTACAATTCTGAACGTAAGGCGATTTAGTAATATAAGCGTTGTCGTAGAACGCAAAGTTCCAGCCCTGCTTATCAGGCAGATCAGAGTCAATAGTGTTGGTACCAGAGTTGCTGGCTTGCATACCAGTCAACGTCAAGTTCTGAACAAACGAACCACTGTTCAGCTCAAACAATGCAGAGTTGCCAGCATCTGATGGTTTTTCAGTTGCAACAGTTGGATGAACGATGCAGCTACGCAACGCCATGCCAATAATAGACACGTTGCGGCGTTTGATTTGGATAGGGGCTTCTTCTTGATAAGTGCCTGCAGCCACAATCACGGTCATGCCGTCACCGCCACCGGTTACTTCCAGCTCAAATCCAGAACCGCCGCCATCACCAAGATTAGAATCAGAGGCAGACAAGATGTCACCAATCTGATACTCCTCAAGCGTAGATGCGCTAATATCAGAAACTTCGGTTACAGCACCACCAGACACTGTAATGTCTGCAGTCAGACCTGAACCAGTAGTACCACCAGTCAGAGGTACATCTTGATAAGTACCATCGGTATACCCAGAACCAGCGGTTTTGATCGACGTATCGATGTCTGCATTGATGTCGTCAATAGCTGCTTTGATGGTTGATTTAGGACCACTAATGCGGTGACCAGTTTTAGCATCGTCACCACCAGTTTTATCAACATAGATGACTTTGTCTTGGGTTCGGAAGGAACCACCAGACGCAACGTCTAGCCAGGCTGAACCGTTCCAGATTTTTAGGGTCTGATCATCATCGTTTTGCAGCCAGGTTTTACCAACCTCGTAGCTGCTTGCACTAGGAGTACCGGTTTGTACAAGAGTGTCAAACCGCTTAGCAGCAGCACTAGAAGTAAAGATGCTGTCGTCATTTGTAGTAGGACCATCATCTTGTTCTGCCAGTGTAATGATGTCGTCGTCTTTAATACGATCAAGGTCAATGTCGGCAAGACCAAGAGTAATTGTACCATCACCATCGTCAGTAACAGTAATACCAGTATCGTCGGTACCAATGTCACCAGTGATAGCAGCATCGATCATGTCATCGATCTTTGCCGTGGTAGCAATAGTTGTATCGTTGTTTGGATTTGTTTCTCCAGAAATAATAATATCTGCAGATTTAATCCTATCAAGATCGACGGAATCAGCCGCAATGCCAATAGTAACTTGACCGCCAGAAGCGGATTTAGTTAGACCACTGCTATCTACAAGCACATCGTTTTCTAAAGCCGTATCGATTTTAGAATCAACACGGTTATCAATAGCTGCAGTGGTAGCAATCGTGGTATCGTTATCAGGCCAAGTCTCAGCCGCTACGATAGTCTCAGTGCCATCATCAAAGTAGTTGTCTTCCAGGTACTGCTTAGTAACAGCATCCTGTGCGTCAACAGGATCAGCCAATTCGGTGATCCGGTTGTCGTTCATATCAACGTTAGTGTCAAACTCACCGTCAGTTTTAGTTACAAACTGATCCTCAATCTCTTGAACAGTATAAAGTGTTTGAAGAAAATCGTCGTTTAGATCTTGAGCACGGATAGCAGAACCTGCGAAAAATTCATTCCGCAGGCTCTCGATGTCCGTATCCCTAAAGATCCTTACGTTGTTTACACCAGTTGGAGGTGCAGTAGTAAACGTAATCTCAGTAAGAGTCGAAAACGTGTAATCAGTGTCTTGAGTTTTTAAGGTACCTCCGACAGAAACTTTAACGTCGGATTCCTCTAGATATTCAAATGGAATTGTAAAAGTGGTGTCAGAGTTGTCACCATTGTAAAATACTTCAGTTGTAGCCATTACACATTTAAGATGTCAAAGGTTACGGGTGGATTATCGATTAGTCATTGTTTGAAGGTTATAAGGCGGAGCTTCTCCAAGCCTTTGCTTCCTAAGGTTTTCAGCAGCTTGATACTCTCGCGTTTTAATTGATCTACCAATCTCTTCAGTAACAGGATCTTCAATCAAGTTAGTTACAGCAATTTTTCTAGCTTCGTTTAGAGCAGTGTCAAGTTCGTTATACAGGTTAGCAAACTGTGTTTCATCAATAGTGTTGCCTTCCCTACGAAGTCTCTTTACTTCTTCACGCCAAGTTCTTGCAGTATCTTTACCCATTCTAGAGTTCATAATACGGATAACTTCACGTTTAAAGACTTTGTTTTGACCCATCTCAGCAAACAGTGCAGACCTTTCGTCATTGGTATATTCAATGCCATACTCACCTTTGTTAAAGGTAGGTGTTGCATCGTACTCAATATCAAGCAAGAACTGACGGTCATCAGAAATAGGACCTTCCTGAATCTTCATAGCACCAGTTGCGTTCATAAACCGAATGAACGGGTTTTCAGAAAAACCAACTTCACCACCTTCATACCAGTCGTATTTAGTAGGAGCAGCTCCTTCTGGATCGATCAGGTCAAGCCCACGGTTGCGGTTACGCATCTGGTCAAAATAATTGTTTTTAATTTCGTCAAGTCCTGGGCTAAGCAATTTACCCATTTCATTGCGCCAGCCAGACAGCGGTGCCATTGCACTGGTAGTAGAAGCAAGCCAACGGCTAGTAGCTGAACCATCACCACGTGAAACGTCAAAGAAAGGTTCAAGATCAGCCATCATAGACCGGTTAGTAATACTAGCACCGAACAAGAACATAAGGCGTGCCAAGACGTGTTGAGTTTCGGTTGGAGTAACTGTTCCGATACTGTTGTCTAGAACGTCAGCAGTAAAAGCCAGCCAGTCACCGACAGAACCTAACCACTCATAGCTGTACCAATTACCGTCTTCACCTTGAATAGATTTAGGTTGCCACTTATTTTGACGACGGAACTTTTGACGTGTTTTATCGTAGTGACCGTTGCCATGAAGCCTGCCTTTCATCCAAAGGCCAACAGCAGACATAACAGCAGCAGCGCCTACCATTTTACGTCCTTGCAGTTCACGTTGTAATCCGTTAAACTCTTCTGGAGTTGGCTTTAGACCGCGTGGTAGCATAATCTCGTTTAACTCATCTTGAGTAAACCCACGCATAGGTACGTTTTCTACAATTTTAGCGTAATCGTCGATGAATTTATTGACACCAGGAATAGGGTTAAGATCACCAAATCTAGCAACAACGTTTGCAGATGTTTTAGGGAAAAAGATAAACGGTTTTAAGAATGTAAACCGATTAAGAAGATTGGTAAAACTGCGAACGTTCGGAGTATCCAAGTTAAGTGCAATCTCAGCGTTTGCATAATCAACCCAGTCATCTCTAATCAAACCAGTCTCATCAAACATCTGTTTATAAATGTCTTCCTCTAGCGCCCTAAGGTCTGCTTTTGTCATGGTTTTATTACCAGCAATGTATTGGTCGTAACCGATCATACGTGCACGGCTGTTTGCCATAACAGCTCGGCTAAAACCATCCATTGCAGTCAAGCCGTTAGGACCAAACCGAAGCATTGGCATTTCACCAATTTCAATCAAACTTTCAGCTATGTCTACCAAAAACTGAGGTCCATTTTCACCGCGTTTAGAGGCTGCTTTTGCAAACTCTTGAGCAATCCGCAACTGGCTTCTGTTAGCAGTTGCCATGTCTTCACGAATAATGTACGACACAGAAGATGGGTCTTTAGACGCCATGGTAAATACTTTAGCCATGTGTTTAGTACCCTTCATAAAAGAGTCCATAACAGCAGAGTAAGTATGCCAACCACGACGAAACTCAGCTAGATCACCGTGACGTAATGCGCCACCCATATGAGCAACAGGTTTCAACAGCATACCACCGACGTTACCGGTTACACCTTTAAGAATAGTGCCTCCAGCAGACAACATAGAGTTATAGATTGTACCCATAGCTCCCCTGTAAATCATGTTAGGAATCTCAGGAGCGTCGTCATAAATAGCTTTCTGGATACGTGGCAGACTGTGCTCAATAAACCTGTTAAGTTTAGCCATGCTGTTGATGTCTCCATCTGACAGTTCCCAGGCCAAAGCCAGTGGTTTCATGAACTCAGGACGTTCAACCATAACTTCCCGAAGGTTTTCTGCAAACACAGCAGCCCGTTCAGCAGCTTCTTTTTTAATTTGGTCAACACTGAGTGCAGCGTCTTCTGCAGCAGCTTGGATACTTGCTGCGGCTTTAGGGTTACGCTTGTAGGTGTTAAGAAGGTTAAGCGACTGACCTCGGATCTTACTGCCGATACCAGTCTCTGTCATCAAATACGTAACACGATCGATGATCTGATCGTAAGCACGGTACATAGCTTCTGTATTATCCATCATCCTGGCACCTGTAGCCAAGTCAGAAACTTGTCCACCAAGAGAGGTTTGAAAATATGCAGATGCTTTTAGTTGTTCAAGGTTAACCAGTTGATCTAAATAACCTTTAGTAGCTTTGATAGCTGCGTTGTAACCGACATCACTAAGGTTAGGAATAACTTCACTACCACGGGTTTTGATGTCTTGAAACTGGCTAAGCATAGATTTAAGCCAGCCAGGATCAGCCATGGGATCCATCAGATATTCAGCAAGCCGTGTACCAGCTTCATCAATCTGTTTAAAGGTAACAGTAACACCATTAGGAATCATGGCATCGTATTTACCAGAGTTACGGATCTCATCTTTGATCATTTCTACAATCACACGTTTCTCTAGCTTGTCAGCTTCGAGACCGTATTTAAGAGCAGATTCACTGACAATACTGCCAAGCCTACCTTGTGATGTACCGATGTTACCGTTGATGCGTACAAGGTCTACAGAAGCCCCTACAACACCCATGTTATCGACGGTGCGTACGCCTTGCTCAATATCATCGAACACGTCGTGTACGCCGATTGTAGGCTTGTCTGGGTTAGGGTTTCTAGAAAGTTCTAGTTCACCTAGCTCATTCAGTGCTTCTTCTTGACGCTGTACACCTGCAGCAATGCTGTCTTGAATATCAAGATCATCGCCTTTTTTCAGTGTACGTTCGTATGCTCTTTGTGCAGAATCAGATTCAAACACATATTCAGTAACGTTACGTGTACCTTTAATGCCACGGTACAGCTTGATAAGACCTTCTGTAACGTTACCAACCATGCCGAGGCCGATGCCTTCGTTGATGTTTTTTTGTTTCTTTAAGTCAGGACTATCAGCATCGCTAGTAGCCCAGTCAGAGGGGTACCATTGATAAGTCTGAGGCCAGTTCTTTTTAAAAAAACCGAAAAGGTTGTCATTGACTTCGTTTTGCTCAACAACAGAGTCAACCAAAGCACCAGCACCAACATCGACGCCTGCCGTTCCAATCCATTGAACAGCTTTTGACTGACCCAACGGGTGTGCAACAGTTCTATTTAACGCCTGTCCACCTGCAACTCCAGTCTGCCTAAGCGCTACAAACGGTGCAATAACAGCAAACAACTCACGAATACCTTGAATAGTTTGGTTTTCGTACTTAGGTTCTTTACGAAAATTTACACCAGGAATCTTGTTAGCGAGGTCAACAAACGTATCGTTCATGCCTGCACCTGGTGCCGTAAGCACATCCATAGTGGTATCTAACCAACCAGTGCTAGGGTTAACCTCTCGGTTAACATCTTGTAGTTGGTCAAAGTAGCTACCACGGTTAACTTCAGGGTCTTCTTCCTGAGCCTCAGGTGCTGGAGTTTCTTCCGGTTCAACCGGTTCTACCGGTTCTTCTGGAAGCCCACCGTCCATTAGGTCTGTGATTGCTTCTTCAATTTCTGTGTCTTTTACTTCCTTTAGTGGATCAAAGTCCATTAGTTAGCTCCTTGATAGATTTGCCAAAGAGTATCAATGTCCTTTGCAGATTGACCTCCGTAATACGATACTGATTTACCATCTTTAATAATCGGCATACTAGCCCACTCAGGAGCAAGCTTAGCCATTACTTGAATAAACTCTTCTTTAGTTTCAATGACTTTATCTGGGTCTACACCGCGTCGTTCAGTAAGGAACCTTCCAGCTAGTTCTTGGCTTTGAGGGCTAAAGTCAGGTAAATTTAACGCTGCCTTTGCTTCGTCCCAAGTAGTAGATAAGAATTGATAAGCACCTGCTGCGTCAGAAGTTAGACCATTGCTAGTTTTTAACTGCCTTGGATGATCTGCAAAATCTTCAAATCTTGCATGGGTAAATATAGTTTTGTAACCGTCATTACCACGAGTACCTTCTCCTGTCCTCAACACTCTGCTCAAACGTTCCCAACCTTCACTAGCCGGTGGTACTATCGGTGCAGAGCTAACAGTTTCAAACCCAGCACGTCGTGGTGCATTACTAGAAAGCACAACACTACGTGGGTTGAAATAGTTGTCAGACATCAACGCATCCATAAACCTACGTTCTTTAGGTCTGACGGTTTTACGCCGTTCAAATACTTCTTTTGTAGTTTTCATGGGAATACCGTAGCCATCAGCAACAGCTCTCAGCATGTCAACTCCATTATCATAACCAAGTCGCTCAGCGGCTCCTCGGAATTGAGCTGGCACTTGTCCAGTTGAATCAAATTTTGCGACAGCCTTTCGAGTTACTGCTTCAGAAGCAAATGCATTGATGTTTTCAGTAACAGCTGTCTTTAGATCTTTCCCACGTACAGCATCGACAATCCTAGCCACGCGGTTGTCATAAGCATACTGAGCCGAATCTTCGTTAGGATTTTGGATTGCTTGACGAAATCTAAAAAATTCACCACTGTCGTTTTTTTCATACCTGTGTCCAGAGCCACGTTGAATCTGTTTTGTAAAGTCACTGGTTGCTTGCGAAAGCTCTTTAACAAAAGCATCGTCATAGTTTATACCAGGAATTTCAGCAGCAATCGCAGCTCTTGTTTCTGCATTTTCAATAATTTCAGAAACAATCGTACCCAAATCACCACCAATAGTACCATCAAGATCAACAGGAGCGTTAGCAGCCTCAGCAATAGCCCTTGAATACCGTTTTCTTGTTTCAAAAGAAGCGGTACTCATACGTGTTTGTTCGTTCTCTTTAGCCTTGTCGTAAAACTCTTTACGCAATGTAGGGTTCAGGAGAAGCTCGTGAGAGGTAGTAAGCTTGCCAGTTCTGTAAAGTTCACTTAGAATCTCACGGCTTTGAGCCAAAGCTCTGCCAGACATAGAGTGCATCGATCGGGCTTGGACAAGGCCATCTAAACCTAAATCACTTGCAGATACACCATATGTAAGTGCAGCATCTTGTGTAAGTTTAATTTGTTCTTCAAAAGCAGCATCTGAAAAACCTTCTTCACTGTTAATTGCTTCAGAAATAAACGTACTATTATCTGTAGTGTACTCAATTTTAACAGCACGTTGCTGGTCTTGAAAATAACCATCACGAGCGTCACGAACCTTGTTAGCGTATTCGTTGAACTCGCCTTCATACAACTTTCCTAAAGGCTGACCAGTATGGCTAATTACTTTTTTTAAATTATTCCACACAGTCATATCACCAGTAGCTGATACGTAATTGTACGCTGCTTCTATTTGCATTTTCCGTGCACCAGCTAGACCGATAATAGATTTACCTTCTTTGTTGTAAGTTGAAGCAATAGTTTTATTAGCAGTATTGTATGTACTTAAATTTCCGTTTTGCAAATCTTGGATAAAACTTGGCAAGATAGTAGCTCTTACCTCCTCACCTTCACGGATTCTGTAATCTTTTGCGTACTGCTTGTTAATCTTGTCAATGTTGCTAGCTCGTCTTTCAAAACCACCACTAGCAGCACGTACCTCTTTACTAAGAATAGCAATGTAAGGAACTGTTTCAAATGCTCGGTCAAGCTCAGAAACTATTTGACGTTTTTCAAAAGGATCAAGCGTTTGATCGTTAATCTTGACAGTTTTTACGTTTCCGTTTCTGTCTGTAACAACAGTTTCAGTGTCGTTTTCAATCAACTGGTCTTGAATGTAAGCACCATGATGAGCATCCATCATATACTTATAGATTTGTTTTGAGATACGTGTGTATCCGTGACCAGAGAAGTTGTTACGAATGTATTCGGTCAAGTCAAAGTCTGCACCAGCTTGAGCCGCTTGAAAAGCAGCTTCTGCACTAAGTTCACTTTGACCTTCGACTTGTTTGACAGGTGCAGTCAAAGCCTGTTTGTCAAGCTTGCCTTCTGTGTATAGTTTAAAGAACTCTTGATCAGCTCGGCTTTCTTGGAACTTTTTGTTGACCTCTGCAATCTGCATGGTAGCTTTAATTCCAGCCTGAGTCAACGCCATAAGATCCTGGAATCCCTGGTATTCTTCAGCCAGTTGACCTAGACCACCAGTTTCCATATTGCGAAAACTTTCTTGGATGGCGCTGAGGTGTTGGTTTGCGTAAGGATTGGGATCAGGAATCTTAGTTGGGTCAAACTTTAGACTTTGCGCTGATCCCTGAAATTGAAAAGGAGTAATTTCAGGTAGTTTCATTTAATGTCCCGTAGGATTATTGATTAAAAAAGTTCATACCGGCAGTCAAAGGTGTGACACCAAAACCGTCTACTGAGCTTTTACTTGGCGGTTTAGAAAAGTCAAATAAACCTTGTGTTTGAGAATATGTAGACAATCCTGCAGACAAGGCGTTACCGATTTGAAGGAGAGCATTACCACCTCCTGAACTGTATTTTTGTTGAGCCATTACAGGCATAGGACCACCGCCTTCCATAAAAGCCGTAGCTTGTACATTAGCAGCGTCTAAAGAACCTGAAATGTTGCTAAGATTACGTCCGTATTGTCTTTGTGAACTGGCTACAGTTTCGTCAAACCTAGCTTGGTTCCTACCGTATTCACCTAGAATCTTAATAGCTCTAGCACGATCGGCACTTTTACCGTACGTTTCTGTTGCTGCTCCGTATCCTTCTGCTTCCATAACCTGATTTAACATACCTTCTTTTGCAAAGGCAAAGCTCATCATTTGTTCGTGAAACTTAGCTTGTTCAGTTTGGAAGGAAGCATTAGCAGCAGCAAAGTTCTCTCTAATCTGCTCTTTAGCCCGTTTGACTTGACGGTTGTATTGACGCTTTCTAGCAGCGTTCATTATCCGGGTCTTTTCCCGGTTTATTGTGTTGCTGTATGCAGTCTGTGCAGCTTGCTTGTTTGCAGCAGCTCGGCCTCCAAAAAAAGAGGCACCAGCACTAGCAACACTTAAAGCGATTCCAAGCATAAAGGTTTAGTCCAATAAAATTCTTTTAGTTGTTCGTTGACAAACCAGTCAGGATGCCATCGTCGCCAACGTGAAAACGTTTTCCATTGTTTTTCAGGGTCAGCACTTGTACAATCTATAAAGATCGTATCTCCTGCTGGTATCAGCCAACGTAATCTAAGGACTTCATTGAACCCACGTGGGATTGTCTTGAAACCCTCAGTACCGGTCATGTGTTTGTGTAAGGATCTTCGGCGTCGATTTTGGCGTACGTGATACCAGTCGTTTATCTGTCGTCTAGATTTACCTACACCAAACCCTACTTTCCACACCACCGTACCATTAGGCATCTGTACCCATGGTTTGATAAACACTTTACATAGATGTTTACCTACCTTAATGGTAGATGTCAGTGTACGGCGGTGTGGTCTGTAAGTCATGCTCGGCGGTAGAATCGACGGTTGTAGTTACCTTCCCACACAATGTTCAGCAAGCTGATTGGGAAAGGAGTGTCTCCAATAATTGTAATTTTAAGGTTTTCGTTACGTTGATAAATAGGTACGTCATGTGTAGCAGATGCAGCCAGGTTAACGTTGTTCAACACATAGGTGTTAGGCAACGTAACATTGACTACATTACTCCAGCTATCTTTACCAGTAATATCAACCTTGTAAGTAATAGGACCAGTAAGTCCTGTAGAAACCTTAATACGATGCAGGATTAAATCTGCAGTGTTATCTGCAACGGAACTGCGGCCTTCAGTCTGCACAGCGTACAGAGTAGGCAACTCAACAGACATGTCATAGACATACCCAACAATCAGATCACGTCCACGGTAGTCACCGTTTAACGTAACTTGGTTGTTACTAATATCACTATCTTCAAAGTAGTCTACAGAACCCTCGGCTTCACTGGTTGCAGAAATAGTATCACCAATATAAGTACCGATGACTACAACAGCTAGTTTTTTACCAGCAATGTGGTCAAACGGTAAGGTTACTGTGGTATTTTTTGTAGAAGATGAGTAAGTTCTATATGGATTGATGTTGAACATATCTAGACATACGTCCGTCTTCTCACCCGTAGGTAGAGTCAGGTAACCAGATTCACTAGCTTGTGTCAGGTCATACGATGTTAGATATACATTACTGCCAGAGCTAGTTACAGCGTAATAGGTAGTCTTGTCAAAAAACTGTAACCGCAGGTCTCCAGTTAGTTTCCATTTGTACCAGGTTTGAACTCTGTTCTCACCTTGAATAAAGAATCTATGTTGATATACAGTATCACTACCAGCCTTGCCAAGTGAAATAATGGACATAGCTGGTGAAGATACCATTGTATCAATATCACTAGGTACGTATTCAGGTACGTTTTGTGTAGCTTCGTCGATTGCAGCAGCCGCTTCTTTCTGAACGTTAAGCATTAAGAACAGCTTGCTGTATAGATTAGATTTACTAATAAATGCTTGAGCTGTACCAACAGCAACAGCGTCTACATCAGGGTCACATTCAAACGTACTGATTGTATTGATTTTAGTTGTGGTAGGACTTAGAACGTCAGCATCTGTAGAAAGCAAAAACTGTTCATTAGGACCAAACACCAGCAAACCTACACTACTAGCCAACGTATAGTTCAAAGACACAGGACGTACAGAAGTAGCCTGGAGGTCAATAGGATCGTCAGCAGCAACCACCTGAGAGCTGTTAGCAAAGAAGTTAAAGTAATCACCAGCACGGCTCATGATCACAGCTTCGTTAGCTAGCAAACCCAGACGGTTACGGTAGAAGAACATATTGTTGATCTTCTTACCAATAAAACTAGGAATAGGGTTAGTAGTATTGTCACCTACCAATCGATCAGTCCAGTCTACAGGTTCGTATTTAAAAATACCGTTAGCTTGACGTACGAGTTGGTGAGGCATGGTTGTCTCATCAATCTCAAATTCAAGACCAGGACCGATAGTCTCTTCCCAAACACCAGGACCGCGTGCTGCATCGTTGCTGGTTTTGAATTCTACATAAACATCATCAGCATTTACATCGTCACTATTTGTGACTCTAACAACATAACCATTTTCACACTGGTTAGGAAGACGTGAGGCTACGTTGATCTGCTCTTGAAAAGCATAAAGACCTTCCTCTGTAGACGAGCCAGCAGTGCTGATTGTAAATGCACTGGTACCACTGATGTAAATCCCAGGACCAACCTGTGTCGCTGTAATACCGGTAATAGCGTCAATGTCTGTAGTCAAAGCAGCAGCTACACTACCAGCGTCAAGAATATCACCTGATACAGTTTCAGGTGTTTCGTGTGTTACAGTAGTACCGTTGATGGTAACGTTATACTCTGCGTTATATGCAACACTACGAATAACCACAAACGCTTCGTTTGGTTGAGCATCAGATGTAGTAGACTTCATAGCTGTTTCCTTGTTTTTATTCAAAACAAAGGTGTAGTCATTGATCGTTAGGATCTCAATGTCTTCAGGGTCAGCATCTGCTAAGTATGCGTCAGTAGGGATGTTATCAGCACCAATAGCACAAGCAGTAACCTCAGCATCGTAAAGTTCTTTTGCATCATCTTCGAGATCCTCTGCATCGTCAAATGCAGTTTGAGCTGCTTCCATATTATCAGAAGCAGTATCAAGCTGATCCTCGTCATGGGTAGCTGCTATATCTTTCTCTACTTCATACACACGATAACCATCACGCTTAAACCACGGATAGTCATCTGTTCGTTCGTTACCTAAGGCATAGCCTGTAGGCATATCATCGCCTTTAGCGATAGACCCAGCGTTAGTGCCGTCATCTTTAACGATACGTTGACCGTTATCGATACGTTCAAGTACACCAGATTTTAGAGTCTCTTCGTAGTAACCGTTTTTGTAGGTAACATCTACATCAAAAAGACTTTCTTTAGTATCAGTTTGACCATCATTAGCTTTCTGGAAACTAGCTTGAGCTTCATGTAGATCTTCTAGCTCTGTATCAGTGGTTGACTGTGCAGTGTTATATGAATCTAGATCGGACTTAAGATTAGTAACGTTGCAATCACTAGGCTGTCCAGTAGCAGCAGTGGTACCCATGTCCACAGCACGAGGTTTTCCATCAATCAAACTCCAGATACGAAACTGTCCATCAGTAGTGTCGTACTGACAAACATACTTTTCATTTGCATCCCGAAGGATTGGAAACCAACGTCCTCGGGCTGTTGCATCATACAGTTCTGCTTCAAATTTACCACCTGGTCGCTTGAGCAGTCCGAGCGCATAATCAGGAAAGACGTTAGAAGCTTCTCTAACTTGACCCGGAAACTTAAGTTTATCGGGTTGCTGGGATACACCCAGAAGCAAGTTAGGAATCCTTTGGGAAATAGTACTCATCGTGCAAGTGCGTTATATGGTTGATAGTTGTTGTAGTAGTTCTCACCATCACGCCAACCAAAGATGCTATATTCACCTTGGTTACAGTCGTACTCAACTGCAGTGGCACGGGTTATGATTTCTTGTTCTTGCAGTAGTTGGCTAAGCTGTGCCTCACCAACTGTTTTGATTGCAGACATACGTGCAGCCCGTGCTGTAATGTAGTTCTGAATCGGAGGCGGTACATCATCAAATTCGTACAACCAGGTAATATCTACCTTGATGTCTTTTTTAAATTTGTAGGTGTGGTGAAGTCGGTCGTAGAGTTTCTTTCCACGTCGTACTACATCAAAGTCATCACGATGTTCTTGTTCGTTGGTATCGACTTGTAGTGCGTTGGTAGGATACAGGATCTCTTCAGTTGTAGAGTCTGGTTTGAGCGTGTAGTTGCGCTCCTGGTTAAACATCCAACCTTCACTTTGGACCTGCTTGTTAACTTCTCGCAGGGTGGTAAGCACGATAGCAACCTCAGGATTCTGAAGGTCAAGCGTGGTGACAGGAGCCTGTCCCACGGAGCTTAGGATTTGATTGACAGCATCCAGTTCGGTGGACGCAGCATATGTGACAGGCATAGTAGTAATAATTAAAAAAAAGGGACCCCGAAGGATCCCTTGTATAAGATCAAATAAAGATCAGAAAGCGGCAGGCTTGGTAGCGGTGCCAGCAAACAGTTCCACGCAAGCAGCAGGGTTCAGGTAGTCAGAGCCCATGGCGAGACGACCCAAGATCACGTCACCCTGATAGATCACGGAGACGTCACCGCTGGTGACTTGGACTTGAGGTCCGATAGCTTCCACGCAAGCAGCACCTTCACGTTGGAAGATGAGGCCGCAGGAGTTTGCGAATTCGGTTTCTTCACCGTACTCGTTGTCGCCACCGATGCCATCAACGTCGTTAGCAGCGTCTTCCATAGCAGGAGACACGAAATCACCGGTGTTACCAGGATCAGTAATACCAGGGTTCGTGGCAGAGCCATCACCAAACTTGGTACCGTACTGGCTGAAGAACGGAATGTTCATGGACTTGTAGATCTTGATACCGGCGATTTCGACGATACCTTGACCTTTCTGACGTGCAGTACCTTGCTCGTCGCGGTTGATCAAACCGTTGTTACCGACCTCTTGGATCAGTGCATAGTACTGACGAGGGTTCAGAACGCCGACGCGGCCTTCCTGAGATACACCCTTTTCGTCCATTGCAGCTGCGGCATCGAAGAAAGCCGTCACCAGTGCAGAAGCAGAATAAGCGTCAGAAGCGTTGGTAGAAGTACCAACACGCACCTGAGTACCACCGGGCTCAACGAAGTTGGACTTGGTGATCGGAGATGCAGCACGTGCGCCACGAGTAATAGAACGGAAGATCAAACGGTCATACTTCTCAGCGAGAGCATAGCCGATCTTACGGGAGATCTCAGAACGCAGGTCGTAGTGT